TTTTAAATAGTTATTAAACTTTTTGAAATCAAATGTCGGCTCTTGCTCTTGAGTGCGTTGCGGCTCATTTTTGAGTGACAAAATATTTTTAATATTACCAAGCTCAAACTCAATCAACCTATATGCCTCATCGCTTGCTGCGCCCTTGCGCATAAACGACTCCAAAGATATGATTCTGTCGAGCAGGTAGTTTTTCTTTTCTAATTCTGTTTTTAAATCCGTAACCATCGCTAAAGGATTAGCGGCCAATGTAACCAAAGAATATTCATAGAGTTTTACCTCTTGGATTTCGTAGTTATCATCTTTTGGCGCTCCCTTAATCGTTCTAAACCCAACGCTAACCTCTTTAATTATTCCCTCCGCTGCCATTATTGCAACATCGCGGCCTAATGTAGAGTTAGAAAACTGTGCCTCAAATTTAAGGCCGTAAGCATCCTCGTTTAAATTAAGGTTTTTACCTATCGGCTTTGTTATGTCATGCTGATATAAAAAGGCAATGCGGTTTTTGTTCTCGTTGATGGTCTTTGAGTAAGCGCCTTTTACAATTACATCACCGTCAGAGTCTTTATTGCCAAAAACAGATGCATATCCTTGAATGATACCTTGCTTTTCGTCAATATCTTTTAGCTCTAATGAATTGCTTTTATATCTTAATTCCATGTCAATGGTTTTTACAAAAATAAATAAATTTTTCTTATAGCGGCCTAACTGGTGTTGCAGTTAATGGTTTTGGCTCATAAGCTACCGAGCAACGACAATTTATAACCTCTTCCGGTGGCGCTCCCTTTGCTCCTGGTTTACTCATCGTAATACCTCCAACAACAAAATCCTGATCCATCTCTACCGTCTGGCCGTTTGCCATTGCATGAGCATCTCTCTCTCTTCCATCCAATGCCGTAAGCCATATTTTATTCATCGGTATGCCCATTGCATTTGCTCCAATAAACGCGCCCTCGTTTTGCGCTGCTATTATTTCAGTCCTTGCGATGCGCTCCGCATTGAATTTGGAAACTATCTTCCATTCATCCCAAACTACTTTATCAATCAATTTGCCAGCCTCAACAGCACCTAAACCTTGTTCGATGCTTTCAGCTATTGCCGCCTCTATTATTGTTATTGCTCTTGCCTTTGCTGTGGCAGAAATAGAAACAATACTTGCACCACCTTTATTTAGCGCAAATTGAACCATGTACTGCTCCCAGATGCCAAAGTAATTTTTTGGCGGCTCTCTTTTTATCTTTAGATTTTTGACGCTTGAGTAAGTAGATTCCGCAAACTTAGTTCCAACATCCACGTACATCATAGAAAAAAGTTGAGAAACTTCCTCTTCTGGAAATATCACATCCGGCTCTGTTAAATTGTTTAGCAATATTCGCCCTTGCTTTAGGTAGTAGTCTTGCCACGATTTATTCCAAATGCGATATGATTGCCGCGCTTGGTTATGGTTGCGCCTCCATTGTCTTTGCGTTTCGGCTGTTGTCATTTCTTTAAGTAATGTTCGCCAGCTGCTTTTGCTGCCTCTGGTGTTTCAATAAATGGATCAAATGAAGTGTCCTCCAACGCAATAGTTCCTGCATTAGTGTAAACCTTGTCCATAAATTCATCCTCAATTGGCTCTTTGCCTAAAAACTCACGCCCCTCATTTGGCGTTATTATCTTGCCATCTGTCAATCGTGTAATCCATTCACTAAGCTCTTTATAGTCTTTTTGCAGTGCCGTAACTCTTGAATAATCAGCTACAATGCGCACGTTATCTCCATAGCTTGGTGCGAGCCATTCGCTTAACTCTTGGACGTATCTATCAACCAACGGCTTTATTGCATCGCTGTAAGCACGTTTTATTGCTTGCTCTGCGTTGTTGTACGTGCTGTTTTCGTTGTCGTTAAAAATGATAGATGAAACTTTGTAGATGTTGCAAATATCGCGCAACGTGGCCTGCTTGTCTTGCAATAGGTTTAAATCTACCGGAGACAAACCGAGCTTAGTATATTCCACATTTCTGTTTGTAACCATAGTCTTACCTTGATTAAAAACACCCATGTAATCTTCATCCAACCTTCTTTCGGCTTGCTGTTGCTGCTCTTCACTCAGTACCGGAGTAAACTCATCATCCTCAACAGATAAAATTCCAGCCATGCCCATTGTTTTATACGCTGTACTTGCCGCCTGGTAATTAGCATTTGATCGCTCCAACGATAAAAGGCCCGCACGAAGCGGAGACATACCCCAAAATTCTTGACCATTGCCAAATTCTAATGTAAGCGCTTTCATGTGTAGCACATCCTCATACGGCAATTCGTGACACTCGCCACCAACAAGGTTTAAAGAATATCCCTTTATTGGATTCATCCAACCACCTGTTTTTATTTCGGTGTGTTGGCTCGGCATGATAAACAGCTCTTGTGGCTGTCCTTGATTTACTCCTGCCTCCTGACGATTGCCATAAATAAAAGTGTTTCCGGTAGTTTGGTAAAATCCATAAACCTGATGTGCAAACTCCAGACCGCTTTGGTATGGGTTTGGTTTATCAATCAACTTTTGCAAGGGATGATTCTCCGCTTTTATCCATTCGCCACCGCGTTCTCTGCTGTCCAGTTTACAACGCTGTAAACATCAACGTTGCGCTTAAATCCTTCATCTATGAGCTGTTTTAGGTTTTGGTATGGCTGAACGAAAGCACCAAAAGTGGAATAAGAATATAGGCTGGTAAGTATTTTTTTGTTTCTCTCTGCCGTTTCTGGCGAAAGTCTTTTCAGTAATCGTTGGAGAATATTCATGTTGAACTTTTAAGCATCAAATTTAATAAACTTTTGCGTATATCTTTTTTGTCGGTTTGCCAATCAATTTTTCTAATGAATACCGCACCGCGTCAATTATATGGTTATGGTTATCAATTGGCACTCCGCTTTTGCGATCATTCCAAGCATAGTTGTTTAGTTCTTTGATGAGGTTGGTGCTATCGGGCGTCACTATCAACTCAAAGTCTAACATTCGAGCAATGCCAATTCGTATACTGTCAGCACCTTTCTCACTTGGTTTTATGTTTACCCCTTCTCTTTTCATTTCCTCAATAAGTCGCGGCTCTGCGCTGTCTCCAATGATTAAGTTGTTGCCAGCATATTTTTTATTTAAAACGACTAAATCAGACGTTGTTAGATGCTGCTTGTAAATACATTCATCAAGGTATATTTTATTTTTCTTTCTGTCAACAGCAACCTTAACCAATGTGGATGGATCATTTGCAAACCCATAATCCTGGCCATATATCACCGGAAGGGTTTTGTCGAAATCTCCCAACTTCCAATTTTTGAAGATAACACCCTCTGCTTTATCGAGCCAGCCACCCAAATATTTGTGCTTGTACGTTGTTGGGTTTTCTTTTTTTATTCGGTTTACTTTATTCAAAAATGATTTAGATAAATACCCTAACTGCTCGGCAATGTGATAAGTGGTGTGTATTGGCTCAACATCCGGATGGTTTGAAATCATAACCTGCTCGCCATCAATTTCTTTGTAGCCAACGTGATTTTCTACCCAACGCTTATAAATAAAATGCTCTTTCGTTGTAGGGTTTTGAATCCAGATGACGCGGTTTTTATTGTTGCTGCCTCGTATTGAGTCATCAATATCGTCAAACGTGCGCTCATCGTTGAAATCCTCGCCTTCGTCAATTATCCAAGTAGTGATGCCATGCAATGATTTAAGATTTGCAGTTTGATCTCCTGAGTTTGTTTTTATACCGCTAAAGAGAATGAAAGAGCCGGTGTGTTTATTTGTAAACACGTTTCCGGCTTTATGGAAATCACCCTCAGAGCCGTTTAAAGATATTGAGCTTTTAAACTCTGGGATGATAGACTTCTCAGCACTCGCCATTGTGTAACGCGTTACCAATACACCATGCCCGCGCTCGTATGTTAGACGGCTTGCAAAGTCGTGTATGGTTGTAGATTTCAGCGAAGCACGTCCACCGGTCAAAAAGAAATAACGCTTGTCGGATGTTATAAGCGGCTGATATGCCTTATGAATCTTTATTCCACCCATTCAATCGGTGCAATGTTAATCTGTTGGCCGTTTGAGGTAAGATCAATGTTTTTCGTAGGATTACCAAGCCTGTAAGCCTGCCATAGTTTAATCGCTGTGGTGTCTCCATCTCTAACTTTTTCAGCAAGATGTTCCCACACCTCCTGTGGCGCTAACGCTTTATCCATCATTTGATGGAGTAACTCTTCATCAATCTTTCGTGGCCTTCCTGCGCCTTTTCTTGCACCTCCATGTCCTGTTGCCATTTTGAAAATATTTGATTATTCAAGACAAAAATAAAAAAAAACCTAGCAAATCCAGATTACTAGGTTTTAAAGGATAAATTGGTTAATAACCATATCCTTTTGTTAGCCGCACCACTTAACTAACTCTTCAACCGTTTTTTTGTTGCTTCCGGATAGTTTGAGATTTGATAAATGAAATTTAACACTGGAAAGAGTGTTGTTTTTATTTTCAAGCT